CGTCACCGCTTTACGGTGGCGAGCGCAGCCTATTCTGACTCACGCGAAGATGAGCTGGACGACTTGCGTTTTATGGCAGGCTCTCCAGATAATGCTTGGCAATGGCCCGCTGACGTGTTGGCGACCAGAGGCGCGGTGCAGGGTCAGACGATCAACGCACGTCCCTGCCTGACGATTAACAAGCTGCCACAGCATGTCAGGTTAGTAACCAATGAACAGCGACAAAACAGACCCTCCGGCAAGGTCATCCCAGCGGACGATAAAGCCGACGTTGCGGTCGCAGAGATCTTTCAAGGTATCGTTAGACACATCGAATACCTATCCGACGCGGACGTTGCATATGATACCGCGTGCGACAATCAAGTTACCTACGGAGAAGGTTATATCCGAATCCTTACGGAATATTGCCGCGAAGATTCGTTTGACCAAGACCTGAAGATCGGTCGCGTCCGTAACAGTTTCAGCGTTTATATGGATCCAATGATCCACGATCCCTGCGGATCAGACGCTGAATGGTGCTTTATAACCGAAGACATCCCTAAAGAAGAGTATGAGCGCCTCTACCCTGACGCTTTGCCTATTAGCGTGATGATGTCACAAGGCGTTGGCGATCAGTCTCTTAGCATGTGGATGAGCCAAGAAACCGTCCGTATCGCTGAGTATTTTTATATAGACCATCAGAAGAAAACGCTGAATCTTTACCCTGACAATATCACAGCGTTTAACGGATCGCCGCAGGACAAGCAGCTCAAGGCTATGTTCGGCAAGCCTCTGAAGTCACGCACGAGCGAGCACCGTCAGGTCAAGTGGCTGAAGACGAACGGCTTTGAGGTGTTAGAGGAACGCGACTGGGCGGGTAATTATATACCGGTCATACGCGTGGTGGGCAACGAGTTTGAGGTAGACGGGCAGCTCTACATCAGCGGTCTAGTGCGTAACGCAAAAGACGCGCAGCGCATGTATAACTATTGGGTCAGCCAGGAAGCAGAGATGCTGGCGCTGGCTCCGAAGGCTCCGTTTATCGGATATGGGGGACAGTTTGAAGGATACGAAACAAACTGGAAAACCGCCAATACGAACAACTGGCCTTACCTCGAAGTCAACCCAGATGTCACTGACGGCGCAGGATCTCCTCTGCCATTACCTGAACGCGCGCAGCCACCTATGGCGCAAACCGGCCTTATCCAGGCCAAAGTGGGCGCTGGGGAAGATATTAAGGCCACCACAGGTCAATACGACAGCTCCATTGGTGCGACCAGTAACGAGAGGACGGGTCGTGCGATTCTGGCTCGGCAAAACCAGGGCGATACATCCACATATCACTACGTGGACAATCTCGCGCGAGCGGTTCGATATACGACAAGACAGCTCGTCGATCTGATCCCTAAGATCTACGACACGGAGCGCGTAGCGCGTATCGTCGGACTCGACGGCGAAGTGGATATGGTGAAGATCAATCCAAACCAGCCGGAACCAGTTCGCGTCATCAAGGATCCAATCACAGGTTTGGACATTGAGAAGATCTACAACCCGTCCATTGGTATTTATGATGTGGTTGTTACCACTGGCCCAAGCTACGCGACCAAGCGCCAAGAGGCGATGGAAGCGATGCAGATGATCTTGCAGACCAACCCGCAGCTCTGGGCTGTGGCGGGCGATCTGTTCATAAAGAACATGGACTGGCCTGGGGCACAGGAGATGGCGGCTCGGTTTGCCAAGACGCTCGATCCGAAGGTTCTGGATAATACAGATGAGTCGCCAGAAGCGCAGATGATGCGTATGCAAATGAACGACATGGCGAACCAGATGGAACAGACTGCGGCTTTGGTTCAGCAACTGCAACAGTCGTATGATATGCAGAAGCTGGCGATTGATGAACAGAACACGCAGATCAAGGCGTATGATGCGGAGACGAAGCGCATACAGGCGACAGCGGCCAATATGACACCTGAACAAATACAGGATATTGTCATGGGAACGGTAGCGGCGGCAATGGATACGGGTGACATTGTGCCTAGATCGACGCCTATGCAACCTCAATTACCAGGATTAGAATAATGAGCTGCGCGGATCTAATCGGACACCTGTTTTTAGCCCGCGATGTGACGCATAGCGTGCATCTAAACACGCGATCATATGCAAAACATAAGGCGTTAGGCGGCTTTTACGGCAAAGTCATCGACTTGGCCGACGATTTAGCCGAAGCCTACCAAGGCAGACACGGCCTAATCGGGCCGATTACGCTCCATTCAGCCAAGAAAACCAACAATGTTATTGAGTTTCTTGAAGATTCGCTAAAAGACGTTGAAGAAATGCGGTATAAGGTCTGTGACAAGGACGATACGGCGATTCAGAACATTATCGACGGTATCGTGGACTTATACCTATCAACACTGTATAAACTTAAGTTCCTAGCGTGAGGAAATCATGGCATATGCTCTAAATCTTACGGCCACTTCGCAAGTTAAAATAGGGCTTGCCAAGGTTAAAGGCGTTTTTGTTAGCTCCGGCTCATCGCCAACCATCGCAGTTTACGATTCAGCGACGGCTTCGACTTCAGATCCTGTTGTTATATCTACTTTCACGGGCGCAGTCCCAGGCAATTACTCATTTCCGCCTGAAGGTGTCACGTTAAGCAAGGGACTTTATGTTGTCTTAGGCGGCACAAATCCGAATGTGACGATCTTCTACGAGTGACCTAAATGGCCTTTATTTATAATCTTAGCGACACATGGAATGATGCTGCAACTACATGGAACGGCATTAAATTAGCCGTTACCAATACGGCGTCTAGTGCGTCGTCTAATCTGCTTAATTTGACCGTTACAGGGGCCACAACGGCCTCTTTTGTCGTTGATAAGAGCGGTAATTTAGCCCTAAACGGCACTGTCAATAAGATTACGTTTACAGCTCCGGCCACTGGCGCGACGCTAACGCTGGCGGACAACTCAACATTCATTACTTCTGGCGCTTATTCGAGTACTTTCACCTTCTCCGGCACGACCACGCTCACGTTCCCAACCAGCGGCACGGTCACGGCGCTCGGCAATACAACAACAGGCTCCGGCGCTATCGTATTGGCGACAGGCCCGTCGATAACGCTTACAAATGCGACTGGTCTGCCGCTCGCTACAGGTGTTACTGGCACACTGCCGATAGCCAACGGCGGCACGGGTCAAACGACAGCCAACGCCGCGTTTAATGCGCTTGTGCCAAGTCAAGGTGGTAACAACGGTAAATATCTAACGACTGACGGCTCGAATACGTCGTGGGCGACCAACCCGCTCGGCACTGTGACCAGCGTTGATGTTAGCGGTGGCTCGACAGGTCTGTCGTTCTCAGGCGGGCCAATTACCACGTCCGGCACTATTACAATGGCAGGCACGTTAGCTGCGGCTAACGGTGGCACTGGGTTAACATCGCTCGGCACGGGCATTGCTACATGGCTGGGGACGCCATCATCAGCTAATCTCGCGTCGGCTGTCACTGATGAGACGGGATCTGGGCCTCTAGTATTCGCAACTAGTCCGACGTTCACATCGGCTGTTACGCTTGGCGCACAACAGACAACGCAAGGTTCATTAGTTTTAGCCAATACAGCGGCTGGTTCATATTCAACAACAATTGAATCATCTAATAGTGCTTCCGCAGCGTGGACATTAACTCTACCGTCAACGGCAGGAACAAATGGATACGTTTTAGCTACGGACGGTGTTGGCAATACTTCTTGGGTTGTTGGCGGCGGCGGTGGCGGTGGTTCTGTCGCTGGCTCCGACAAACAAATTCAATTTAACGATGCTGGATCGTTTGGCGCATCGGCTAATTTCTTATTTGATAAAACTACTTATACAATGACACTTGGACTTGCCTCTACGGCAACAGGTGTTCTTGCTTTAGGTAATGCTTCCAGCGCAAATCTTACAAAGATTCAAGCAGGTAATGCTTCCGCTGCGGTTACTTACACACTTCCTACTGCTGCCCCTGCATCTAATGGCTATGCGCTTACATCCACAACCGCAGGCGTTCTTTCATGGACGGCCCTTGCGTCGGGAACAATTAATACTGGCACTGTCGGTCAAATTACATATTACAGCGGCACAAACACGCTTTCTGGCACGACGACTGGCACAGGCGTTTTAACCGCTCTTGGCAATAACACGAATGTCGCTGGCGGTGTTCTTGTTCCTGCGGCAGCTCTCACAACTAATGCTCTTGTTGTTGGTGGTGGATCTGGCACCGGCCCATCGACTGTTACTACAGGCACAGGCGTCGTTACGGCTCTTGGCGTCAATACAGGCTCTGCCGGAGCGTTTGTCGTCAACGGCGGCGCTCTTGGCACACCATCTAGCGGCAACTTATCAAGCTGTACCAATGTTCCTGTTAACCAAGCTACCGGCACATTACCTGTCGCTAATGGCGGCACAGGTCTAACGTCCGGCACGTCAGGCGGCGTTCTTTATTACAGTGCTACAGGCACATTAGCGTCATCATCAGCCTTAGCAGCTAATGCTTTAGTTGTTGGCGGCGGCGCAGGAGTAGCGCCTTCTACAACAACAACTGCTTCTGAAATCCTAACATTCCTTGGCACGCCGTCTTCAGCCAATTTAGCCGCTGCTGTAACAGACGAGACTGGCACGGGCGCGCTTGTGTTTGGCACGTCGCCTACGTTCACGACCTCGGCTATTTTCCCGGCTGGCACAGTCAGCGCGCCGGGTATTACGACGACTGGCGATACTAATACGGGTATTTATTTTCCTGCCGCTGACACAATAGCTGTCACCACTAACGGCACGGAAGACATGCGCTTCACGCCGCAAAACAACGTGACGCTAAACAGCGCGACCTTCTCGCCGACCACGCCTAGTACCGCCGGAAATATGGCGATGACTGGCACGTTGGCGATGGGTAGCAGCTTCAAGAGAAACCGACTGATAAACGGCAATATGTATATAGCTCAGAGAGCTACATCAGCTACAGTTACGGCGGGAACGGCTGTTCCGACAGCTTCTACGGGGTATCCTTGCGTCGATAGATGGTTTGTTTATAGCACTGGCGCAAACGTCACAGCGGCTCAAGTAGCAGGAACAGGTAGTAATAAAAACCTTCTTCAAATTACAGGTGCGGCTTCTGTTACGGCAGTAGGCGTAGGACAGCGTATTGAACAACTCAACAGCATTGATATGGCCGGTCAGACGGCCACACTTTCTGTCGAACTTGCCAATTCCCTTTTGACAACTGTTACGTGGACAGCCAGTTATGCCACAACAGCCGACACATTCGGCACTATCGGCACGCCAACTAAAACACAGATAGCAACCGGCACTTTCACGGTAACTAGCACGCTTACACGCTATACCACGAATATTACCATCCCCGCTGCGGCTACTACCGGCATCGAGATCCTGTTCACTGTCGGCGCTCAGACAAGCGGCACTTGGGACGTGAATAATGTGCAGCTAGAAGTCGGTTCAATATCAACGCCGTATGAGCGGCAGATATATTCCGACCAATTGGCACAGTGTCAACGCTATTATCAGATAACAGCTCAACTTTCTGGCGCAACTCCTTCAGCAACAACTGTGAATGCTTGGGGGACAATATCACCAACCATGAGGGTTGCGCCCACACTTGGGCAAACAGGAGTTTTAAATTTTCAAGGTGATGGCACTAATAACGCAAATCAATCAGCTACGGGGCTAGGGTCAAATTTCTCCACCGCATATGCAATACTTCTTCTAGGAGTACCTAATTTTGCTGGTCTTACTACATCAAGACCGGGAACCTTGGCTGTCCCTGGAAGTAACTCAAATTACATAACAATGTCTGCGGAGCTATAGATGACATATACACTTACATTGAATAGCTCAGTTACCCGCGATGCTGATGGCGCGTCTATTCCTGCCGACGAAGCCAATACAGACTATCAAGCCTATCTCGCTTGGGTAGCTGAAGGCAACGCGCCTAATCCATACGTCCCACCACCAGAACCCGCTCCTCTAACGCCACAAGAGAAACTCGCGGCGGCGGGGTTGAGCGTGGATGAATTAAAGACACTACTGGGTATTAGTTGACGATCAGACGCCTAAAGAGTAATAATACAGGTTACCGACTAGCCGGATAGCTAGGAAGATAGGAGGTCGCGTGAGCGACGAGGATCTCGCTACAGCGGAGATAAGCACCGCGCCAGAGTTGGAAGCTACGGTAGCCCCAACGACTGAGGAAAATAAACCGGAAGAACAACCGCCCGAAAAGATGTTCACTCAAAAAGAGTTGGACGCTCTGATCGACAAGCGGTTTCGCAAAGAGAAGCTGAATGCGGCTAAAGCAGCCCAAGAGTTAGCTCAACTTCAGGCAGAATTGCAGGCTAAAGCTGCGACTCCGCCAGCGCCAGATGACTTTGAGAACGCTCAAGCCTATGCGGAAGCACTGGCAGAGCAAAAAGCTCAACAGCTTCTAGCGCGAAGAGAAGCAGAGCGACAACAAACGGCTGTTCTTGAGGCATATCAAGACCGTGAAGAAGATGCCCGTGGCAAGTATGATGACTTTGAACAGGTCGCATACAACCCGAATCTTCCCGTAACGGACTATATGGCTCAAGCGATTCAGGCGTCCGATATTGGCCCCGAAGTGATTTATCACCTTGGATCCAACCCAAAGGAAGCCCAGCGAATAGCCAATTTACCGCCTATCTTGCAAGCAAAGGAGATCGGGAGAATCGAAGCCAAATTGGCGGCGGATCCACCGACAAAACGCACTTCAACTGCGCCAGCTCCTCTTGCTCCTGTCACGGCTACTCGGTCAAGCTCCGGCCCTAGATATGATACGACAGACCCACGGTCTACAAAGTCGATGTCAACGTCAGAATGGATTGAAGCCGAACGGTTGCGACAGATCAAGAAATGGGAAGCGCAAAACCGTAGGTAATTAAATCATGTCTAACTCGATTTTAACAATCGACATGATTACTCGCAAGGCTCTTGAGATCCTTGAGAATAGTCTTGTCCTCACGCGCACTGTCAACCGTCAGTATGACGACTCTTTCGCTGTAGAAGGCGCTAAGATCGGCTCAACCCTCCGCATCCGTCTTCCTGACCGCGCATTGGTCACGGACGGCGCGGCCCTTCAGGTTCAGGACGACAACGAGCAATACACCACGCTCACTGTTTCCAGCCAGAAGCACATCGGCGTGAACTTCACGACCGCCGAACTCACGATGCAGTTGGACGACTTCGCTGAACGTGTTCTGAAGCCTCGTATTTCGCAGCTCGCGTCTTCTATCGACGCCGACGTTGCAAACAGCTTCAAATACATCGGCAACTCGGTCGGCACCCCAGGCACCACGCCTGCTACGTCGCTCGTTTTGTTGCAAGCTCAACAGAAGCTCAACGAGAACGCTGCGGTCATGCAGCCTCGTTATGCCACTGTTAACCCAGCCGCTAACGCTGCGTTGATCGAAGGCATGAAAGGTCTGTTCAACCCTGTTTCAGCTATCTCGAAGCAGTTCAAGAACGGCATGTTTGGTGAAGGCATCCTCGGCTACGACGAGCTGAATATGTCTCAGTCAATCAAGCAGTTCACGACCGGCTCGCGCGCAGGCACTGTTACGGTTAACACGACTGTCACGGCTGAAGGCTCAACCAGCATCGTTCTGACGGGTCTTGGCTCGACGATCATCAAAGCTGGCGACGTGTTCACTATCGGTAGCGTCTTCGCTGTCAACCCACAGACCCGTGAGTCAACCGGCTCGCTGTATCAGTTCGTTGCTCTTGCTGACGTTACGGCGTCAACAACCGCTACGGTCACTGTTCCTGCGATGTATTCGGCTACTCAGGCTCTCGCTACAGTTGACGCTCTGCCTGCTTCCGGCGCGGCTGTCACGTTCCTCGGCGCTGCTTCTACGCAGTATCCACAGAACTTGATCTATCATCGTGACGCAATCAGCTTCGCCACCGCCGACCTTCTGCTTCCGCAGGGTGTCGATATGGCTAGCCGTCAGGTTCACAATGGCATTTCGCTCCGCGTTGTTCGTCAGTATGACATCAACAACGACCGTCTGCCTTGCCGTATTGACGTGCTTTATGGCTACAGCGTGATTCGTCCGCAGATGGCCGTTCGCCTTTGGGGCTAATAAGCGATGGCCCTACGGGGCCGTCCTTTTCTCATCATTCTTGGAGTTTAACCCATGACAACTACTCAGAACGCGGCTTATCCGCTTGAGACGTTTGGCCCTTACGGCGCTATTCCGCAGGGCACAGGCGGCTATCAGTTTTCGGCAGGCAATCTAACTGAGCCTATTATCTTTGCGCAGCCTGCGCCTTCCGCTCTTACGGGCGCTACGGTCACGGTTACTGTTGACAACCTTGCCAACGGCCTCATTACCGTTGATTCTGGCGGCACGGACGCTGGCACCTACACGTTCCCAACAGGCGCGTTGATTGATGCTGCTTTCCCTAGCCTCAAAGTCAATTCAGGCTTTGACGTTCATATCATCAACCTCGGCGACAACGCCGCGAATGATGTGACGTTCGGCGCTGGCACGGGCAATTCGATTGTTGGTCAGGCTATTGTTGTTGACGCAGCCGCTGCGGCCCCAACAAACCCAGCATCGGCTACCTTCCGTTTCCGTAAAACCGGCACGGCTGCGTATTCGATCTACCGCATCGCATAATTAGGGTGGGCGCAAGCCCACTCTTTTTTAGAGGACATCTCCATGCCAAACACCAAAGCAGTTGGTGTTGCTTTTTCTGATCCTGAACTCGTAGCTGGCACAACCATTACGGGCGCAACGATCACTGGAGCGACGCTGGACTCTACAACCAAAGTTCTCTCTAATATCTACACTGGCTATTCTGAGAGTCAGCAAGGCGCGACGATTGCGGTTACTACCGGCGGAACCAACGATGTTTTTGTCATCGTGGCCTCTGCGGGTGTTCTTACTTCGGCGCTCTTTTCTGGCGTAGACGCTCTGGCTACTAGTGACACGAACTACATCACGTTCAGCATTACCAATCTTGGTCAGGCTGGCGCTGGTTCAGCGGCTATGTTGGCGGCTACTGACGCTAACACGACCAAAGCAACGGGCGGTTCAGCGATTGTTGCTAATGGCAAACGCACACTGACGCTCAACGGCACCGCAGCCAATCTGGTTGTTGCTGATGGTGATCGTTTGCGTATCCGCGCGACGGTTTCTGGAACGCTTGCTAACACCGTTACATTCCCTGTTTATAATCTGGAATTTTCGGTATCTTAATATATAGCGGCCTACGGGCCGCTGTATTTCTTTAGAAAGTAACCAATGGCTGTTATTTATTTGAAACACCCCGAACATGGGGTTAAAGTGGCGTGTCTCGACCTAGAGGCCGAAGCCGATATTGAGAACGGCTGGGAGAGGTTCGACCCAAATGACGACATACAGTTGCTACGATCAGATAGTGGGAGCGTTGAGGCTCCTCGGAGTGTTAGCCGAAGGCGAAACGCCCTCGTCCGAGACAGCGAATGACGCGCTATTTGCTCTGAACCAGATGATC